ACTCTTGTTCCTGCATCGTTTCTTGTAAATGTAAAATCAGCATAAGGACTTTCACTTGGCTTAACACTATGTAAAACCCCATCACTATATGCAGTAGGTGTTGTTATTATACTCGCTTTTTCTAATAAATTACTCATTATTCGCAGTTTTCTAAATCAGTTAATATTGCAAGTGAAGAAGTAGCATTCTCATAATATGTTGCTCTTGCCTCTAATAAACCTAAAAGTCTTGACCCTTCACTCGGAAAAGCATATTCATAATAAATATTTCCCCAACCAGTTGCAGTTGGATTACCCCACCAAGAACTGTTATATATTTCGTTTGCCATTTTTCTCTTTTTTAATGTCTTTACTAAAACTATTATAAAAACTATTTAGCTTTATTATGTTAACTGTTTTTGTCTTATATGTCTTTTTTTTACACTCATTACAAAACAAAACTTGAAAACTCATTAGCATCCTTATCAGGGTACATATCTCCGTTACTATTATTATTGTACTCAGGATACTTATTACTGTTAAAACAAATGTAATCTAAGAACCTCTTCGTATAAAATTCAGCTCTATCATTTATCTTACTCATCATTCTATCTACATCACTATAATTAACAGAGTCAGAGTCTTCCCCTCTATGCTTCGATATACCTCCATTATCAATTTTAAACATAGAGAAAGGAAAGTACTCTGCTTGAGTAAACCATATTAACATTGGCTTAATATAAACGTCTCTAAGGCTCTTATAATCACTATTAGCAGGTAAGTCTATATCTCCAGATATTATCAAAGCTTGTAACTTATCATATAAATTACCACCTAAATAATTTTGGATATGTATATCCTGTGCCACCTCAATAAAGTGAATTAGCTTGTCAGCATCAGTACTACCACTAATTATTGACTTAGCCTTTAAATCTTGTATTGTTATGAATAATGCTTTCATATACCTAAAGTCTTTTTTATTTTATTTAAAGTACTTCGATAAGCACCTTTATCTGCTCTATCTATCATTCTTTCTCCCATCTCACTTGGATTGTTAGGTTCTTTTAAACCATCTCCATAAGCATTAGCTGAATCAACTTGCTTACCATCTTTCTTCTTGTAAACTCTTAACTCCCAATAGTGATGGCAGTTCTTACCACCTTTGTATTTTAGTAAACTATAGTTTCTGCCTTTATGACCTAACTCCTTGTTTACACCTCTAAAAGACATCATATTAATATCTTCCTTTCTAAATACTACTTTTCTACCTGTTAGTAACTCCATTCTCTTACAGAAATCTCTACTGTTAGGAGACTTTCTCTCTGGCATATAAGCATATCTTATTTTATATACACCATCATCTTCTGAAGATGCTTTATCAGAATACTTGATTTCAGCCATTTTAACGGACTCATTCTCGTCTTGGTATATCTCACTATGCACAACCTCCCAATCATCGCTTAAAACCTCTCCTAAGGCTTCTAATTGATTAATCATATCATCTCCTTCATCTTCTGAGAAGTCTTTATTATCTTCAGCAGATAATTTCTCTCCTGTTTCTTCTTCTTTTCTAATCTTAGTAGATACGTTATCTAACTCTGTAAATTCGATTGGTTGTAGAGTTACGAAATATAAATCTTGATATACTTTGTTAAATTCAAGTATCTCTGTTAATCCGTAGATAATACCATCTTGAAATGGTCTGATAATAACGTTATCCATTAGTACAGATGCAGTTCTTAATTCTTCTGCATTATTACCAAAACCTGTATTGTCTTTAATACCTAAAAGTATTGGAGATACAATTCCGTGTCCTAACATTATCTTCTCTCTTGCCTCATCAGATAAGAATTGGTATTGAGCGTGAGCATCTGGTAAGTGTATAGCCTCTATATCAGCTTTAGTTTCTGCTGATTCGTTAAATGCAATAATAGCTTTACCACTATTAGAGCTACCACTAAACTTTTGATTAATCTTACTTTCTATTGCTTGTTGAGTTTCAGAATTAGGTATTCCATTGTTAAAGTTTACAAATAAACTCGGTTGTAAGCCATTTTCGATATTCGATAAATGATAGTTAGATACCTCTGCTTCTAACTCACTATATTGTAAAGATGCTTGATAATCTACTGTAGAGTAGTAATAGAAACCACTTCTGTAAGGTTTAAATACATAAAGCTCGTTTACTTGAGATTTACTACCATTACCAAATGTAGGTATTCTTTTAGGATTATCTGAGTTCTTACAGTCTTTCCAAGAAGGATGATAGTAATAAGCCTTTATAACACCTTTAGTAGCCTTCTCTGCTCTAAGGGTCTCCATAGGAAAGTGAGATACCTTTAATATCTTTGTTTTAGCTTTATTGTATGTTAGTTGCATAACACCTTGTCCTAATAACTTGTAGTCATTAACAAGTCTTCTAACCTCTCTTGGTCTAAGCAACTTCTTCATTCTAACATAATCTTCAGGAAATAAGTCTGAATTAGTAGACTCTAATCCTCTACCATAAATCATATCAACAATACCATTAATACATCTACCATTAGTAGGGCTATCAAGATACCTATCTATAAGATTATCAAAATAATCATTATCATCGCCAAATGCAACCCACTCTTTATTGTGAACCTCTTTGATTGTAGGAACTTGGTAAGAAGACATATTGACAACTCTAATGCTATCTTTATATTCTTTACTAACTGTATTTTTCTTATTTGAACTCATTATATTATGTATGTGTTATCATCTACTATGCTATAAGGCTTGTATATTGTGCCATTACCTATCTCGTGTTTCTCAGTTACTCTTTCTGAAGCAGTCTGAGATGTTACGTATATCTTATCTCTATACCAAAGCTCACTATCTTTAGTTATCTCTAAATAATAAGTAGAGTCCTCTTCAAGAATTGTTGATTGAAAAGTAACTTCAGTAAAGTTTACTATATTGCTTAAAGTAGCATTTGTTATAGATTCTTCTTTACCATCTCCATCTCTTCTTATATTTAAAACAAATACTCCTGACAAGTTTGAACTTCTCGGTGCAATCGTAATTGTTTTATCTCCTGATGTCGGTTGTAATATTAACATACTATGATAACTAAATAATTTATTTTTGTTTTATTTAATAAAAAAACCCCACCAAAAAGGTAGGGTTTAGTTTAAATTAATTATAGTAATTAGGAAATATCCGATATACCTGCTGCTACAAGATTTTGTTCAGGAGTGTTTCCTAAAACAGCAACTTTTAAGAAATTAGCTGGTTTTTTCTCCATACCAGTAAAACTCAAAGTATATCCAGTCATATCAGCCATAGCTCCACCTGTTACAACAGTTCCACCTGTTACATCCATTCCATACTCTAAACCTGAAAAGAATACATTTCCATTATTGTCTTCAATAAGAATATGTGGTCTGTTAAAAGAAAATAACTTAATTGTTTTGTGGTCTTCTTTAGTTAATTTTTTAAGTGTCAACTCTAACACTTGCTCAAAAGCAGTAGTTCCATTCTCTCTACTTGATTGAATGTTTTCTGTATAGGTAGAGTTTCCTCTAACATTATATTTGTAAGCATCTGGGTCTCCACCAACAGTATCAATTACATCCTCATCTGTTGCATCTGGTGTAATAAGACCTAATCCTCCAAAAGGAATGAAGTAAACAGCATTGATTCCTCCAACACTATCTTTACAAGGTTCTGTTCTACCTGTAGTAATATCACAACCCATAATATTTATTTTTTAATTATTAGTTATAAAAAAAGGGTAGGTAGTAATTACCTACCCTTTTTCTGTTTATTTATTTTGAATCTTAGATTCCGTAAGTTACGATGTCTTCAACAACTCCGTACTGTACACCTGCCGTAAATCTCATTATGATTCTAACGTTCTGAGAACCATCTAAGTCAGCCATATCTAATACTTTTACTTCTTGGTGGTCTGATAATAAACCAGTTCCAAATTGTAAGTTATCTTTAGTAGTTGCTACTGCAGTGTTTGCTGCTAATCCGTTAGCCATAAAGATTTTTACACCATCAAAGTATAAGATGTTGATATCTTGGTTGTTTCCTTGAGAACCTACACCAGCAGCACCTTGTCC